TAGCTGCGGGGTTCACTAACTGACGACGCTGATACTCATAAGCCAGAGTCGGGTTTGCTTCAGCCCATTGAGAAAGTTGAGCACCCAACTGAGGTGATTGACCTTCCATGAACCGCATCAACTCACGTCGCTTATCAGCGTTATTCGCATAAGCCTGACGCGCTGCATAGTAATCCTCAATGCTGCGATAACGCTCAGGACTCATCGGCTCCGTGGCACGTTGAACCGCAGCAGCACCAGGGGCTGCCTGAGCCAAAGCTTCACGGACCGCACTTTCACGCTGCTCACCACCGCTTGTGATAATCGGAGCAGCTGCGGCAGAAGAACCTGCTGCGCCAGCACTGGGTACTACAGGAGCAGCGCCTTCGCCTAACGGCACAGCTCCATCCTCAGTAAAGAAAGGACGTACCGGAGGTACACCAGGCGCTTCCGCAGTTGTTTGACCAGTTTTGTCCTGTTCACCGCCGGCGAACATAGAAGCTAAGCCGTACCCACCTCCAGCACTAATCAAGCCCAAAGCGGCCAGAGTTTTAGGGTCAGATAACAGAGAACCGAGATTAGCGGTTTGTAAACCGCCAGCGGCATTACGCAAGGTACCGGCTAGTAGTTCAGGAGAAGTCTCAAAAATTTCGCGCACGCGAACAGGGTCAATCATCAGCTCATCGACCATTTCGCCGCCGGGAGAACGGACTAAAGCACCGCCGGGACCGCCTTGAGCAACTCGCCCTAAAGCTCCGCCGCCTCCACGGGCGCCCCCAAAAGCGAGATCAACAGTGCGATCAAGTGCCTCACTTGTGGCACCAGGTCCAAAAGCAGGGCGAGGAGCTACATATTGATTATCACCACGGGTTCCAAGGAGAGGAGTACCAGGCATCTCAGCCGTGCTAGCACCTCGGTTCAGTTGGGAGCTGAGGCGCATCTGATCCTGAGCAGAAGAGCCTACGGGCATACGCGGGTAGGCAGAAGTCGCACCAATCTCTGTACCCTGTCCGTAGGTGGTAGAACCCAAACGACCACTTACACCTTCAGTACCAGGACGGTAAGTGAGGCGAGTTCCCATCGAACCAACCTCACCCTCGCCAGGCTTCAGCATGGTGATTTGGCGAGCAGTCTCGCCACGGGTGGGCTCGGGGTAGCGAACCGGAGGGGTGGGGGCTTCAGCTAAAGGAGCCGGGGGACGATTCTGAGCGAGCGGGGAGACGCCGCGAACACCAGGAGCGCCGCCCGGAGCCGGAGCGGCTGGCTTAGCTCCGGGACCGAAAGCAGGAACAGGAGCCTGGCCTAATTGCCGGGAGGTTGGCACATTCCGAGTACCCAGCAAACCAGGGCCAGGTTGGCTAGGGACACTAGCGCCCATCTTGCGCAGTGCGTTAGTAGTGCGCTCGATGAGGACAGAGTCACCCGTCTGCATAATCGCCGGCATGACCTGACGAGCGAGGTCATCAGCCGACTTAATACCCTGCCTGAGAAGCTTGCCTACTAAAGACATGACGGGTGCGCTCGCTTAAACCATTACTCTTAAGTCACAGTTTAGCGCCAATTAGCATAAAAGTAGAGACGGTCAGAGCGAGAGACATCCGGAGGACCTGGTATAGCTTGAATAAACTCACCGCCGCTACGCTCGAAGCGATATCGAGATGCCACGGGATCTTTGTAGTTAGGTACATACAGCATCCCTGCTAGGCGATCACACTCATAGAGATAGTTCTCTCGCCAAATACGCGCCGTCTCCCTCTTGTCCTGAATCGAAATAGAACGAGAGACGTCACCAAGAATAGTTTCCTGGCGACTCGTAGCCCGACCAGTTGCAAGTTCAGTTAAGCGCTCAGCTTCTTCGCAGCGTTCAACCTGCTGAACAATTTTATCGAAATAAAACTCACTTGGAATACTATTACAAGCCTCTAATAGCCTTGCGTAGTCACCAGCAGGCACTGTGGCGATGTTGTAACCAAGGTGATAAGCGACGCGACTGAAGTTAAAGTCGTCTAACGCATATCCAAAAACTTGGGCTGGGTTTCGAGATAACTGGTTAACAGCGGCGTAAACAACCTCACGCTTGGCTGCGTCAGTAGTTGTGGGCTGAAAAACTACACCCTGCTGAGCTAGAAAAGATTGAATCTGCTCTAACTCGTTCTGGCTTAACTGAGCCACTACTCGAAACCCTTACATTTCTCTATTCTACGTACACCACACCTGTTGCAAAAACTTCTTTCCACTCGACACGCTTAATACTTTCCAGCTGTTCGAGCTTAGTGAAGCGTTCACCAGGTAACGATTGACGAAGCTCAACGATTTCTTTAGCGGTTTTCAAGCCGACACCCGGTAAACACTGAGTTAAGCCCTCGGGAGTCAAATTATTTAAGTTGATGCGGTTGTCAGCGGGGGGAAGCGGCTTGACGACGGTTACTTCAGCCTCATCCTTCTTAAGCGGACGCCGCCCACGGCGGGTTTGCAACGAATTTGATGTCGGTACAGGCTTTGTATCTTCCGTGTAGTCGTCAACTTGATCCTTATGGGCGAAAAACACCTTACCCGTGGTGTTAGATCGGACCATGAAGTACTCACCGTCGTCGTGAGTGGAAATTACATCGATTTTGACGCCACTAGGCTTATAGACTTTGGCAGACATCTGAAAAAGTCAGTATGTGAGCAGTAGTTTAGACCAAAATACCTCAATCTTCCTTCATACGCTTGAGCTCTTGCTCGAAATTACCCAAAAATTCCGCTCTTTTTTCCCAAGTGTCGCCTCCAGTGCACCCTTTTTTCGGATTTATGCAGCTTGGATCAGAAACACGGTTGCAAACAAGACCAGCGAGGTCTAGCTCATTGCCTTTATAGCCTGTTCTCCAATGATGCACTCCGTTTAACCATGTTGCACCGCACTTAGTGCATTCTTTACGCTCTATTTTTAAATCTGAAAGCTCCCGACTGTCCATAAAATTGGATAAACACGGTACGCTTTATTAACTCTGACAGCGGAATACTGTTAACACCGTAAAAAATTAGTTAAGAACAGGAAACCAATAAAAAACCCCTCCCGAAGGAGGGGCTGTGTCCCATGCTTTTTGAGTTTATCAGGCAGGGGAAGTGGAGGTATAAGCGGTGGATTCCACAATACCGCCGGGTTGCAGAGCAACATCCTGACGCTCGGGGGGCTCGTCGGGCACGATCCAGCACACTTCGCAGATAGCGAGGGCTTTGTTCTTGCCAGACAGCTTGCCAGCACCTGCACGAGGATCGTACACACCAGAGCCCTGGAAGATACCAGAGGCAGCCTGGCTGCTGGAAGCAAACAGTTTCCACTGAGTCTCGGCACCCAGAGCAGAAAGCTTGCTGGAGTCGATGATGTTGGTGGAAGCAGTGCTGCCGTTAGCGATGCGGCTGTTAGAACCGGTGATTGAAGTACCGAACTGACCAGAAACCACGGTGCCGTCGACACGCAGGCCTCGGCCCACGGCGGGGATCAGAGTCAGAGTCGGGGTGGCAGAACCGCCGGCAACGCCGGAGCTCACCAGGTCACCGCCATCCACACGGAGGGAGGTGCGATACACATAGGCAGAGGCAGGAACCTTAATGCCGTCAGTGATATCGGCCCGAATATCCTTGTGGTAATCGGGGGAAGGAACGATAACGGATGCGCTCAGGAAAGGCTGGTTAGCGCTGTTCTGACCGGAACCGTAAGGCTGAGTGTAGTACTCAAGCTGGTTATTGGTGCCGAGAGCCTGATAGCTCAAGTCGACATAACCAACGGCCTGCTGAGCAATCCAGCCGGGACGGAAGACCACGCCCACGGGGCCACCAACGGGTTGGTTGGTGTAGCTCGTCTGAACGCCATTGGCGTTCTCGAACTGAACAGTCTTCTCTTCGTGCCAGTAACGAAGAACGTTGGTGTAGTTACCAGGATAAATCTTGGCAACTTGTAACTGGTTAGAGTTGATCGCCATTGTTAGTTACCTCCTCAAGCGTCGAAAGAGTAACCAACGGTGACGAAGTCAGCGTTCAGGAGTTCGAAACCTGCGTACAGGCTCCAAATCATCATGATAAAACGGCTGAAATCGTCGTTGTTGTTGAGGAGCACCTGGGCATTGTTGCCACCGATGCCAACACCAACGGCTTGAGGACCAAAGAAGATACCGACAGCAGCGTTATAGTCAGCGGTGCTGGAGGCGATGGTCGCGCTCTGAGTTTGGGTAGGCATGTTGGTGCTTTCGAAGAAGCGCACGCCTTCAAACACGAAGCCGGTGGGCATGATCGGCTCGCCGGCCACGAAGGTAGCCTGGCCGAAGCCTTGACCCATGTACAGAGCAGCGTTGGGCTGCATTCCGGACATGAGGGGGTTGATCTGCCCGTTGCCAGGGTAACGAGCAACTTCACGGAAGTCGCTGTTCTGACGCAGGTGCATCAGGAAGGTAGGATCGCAAACGCAGCGATAGAAACCATCCTGGAAGGTAGGAGTGTTCCGCTTGCGCAGGCTCTTCACCACGCGCAGCAGGTCATCCTTAACGTCGAACTTAGCTTGCTCGGCGTTGGTGTAGCTCAGAGCACCAGTGGCCAGGTCACCAGGGAAGTAGTAACCGCCTTGGGTGTCAGAAGCTTGACCTTTAGATACAGCCTTCAGGAGTTCGTTGATGAACACCCGGTCCCGCCAACGACGATAGTCGTCGAGCAGAGTCAGGCTGCCAATGGATTGGTGGAAGGTGGTGAGGTTACCGGTGTCCAGCAGCAGACGCTGGGCGGTAATCAGGGTCTCACGC